TTAAATTTCGGGTTCCCGGTCACTCCGGTTATTTCAATGGGGAAATCAGATACTTCATAATTACCAACAAAGGTGAAGTTCTGCCGGTGCTCATCGGTTTTCCAGATATTTACAGGCGTGTTACCCAGGTTGTCAATATCAATCGTTACCGTTGATCCGCTCCGGCTGGCCGTCATTACGGGAACACCATCAATCAGGTAATCCGCAATCCACCCAAACGTTTCGTGGCTGGTAAACGCCGTTCCAAGATCCGGACTGGCAACTCCGCCTACCACCCACTCTACTCCAAAGGCTTCCTTTTGTGATGCAGACGAACCAAGCCCGGGAAATGAAATAGGAATCATCCCAAACGCCTGTTTTGTTGAGCTACCATCGCCCAGGTCAACCACAACCGTACCGAGGGCCACAACCTCGGCACCGTAGGTTCTCTTTTCAGACAGGGAAAACCCAATACCCGGCTCTTTCCGGTCATTAAATGATGATCCTACTGAAATGGACGATATGGACGATCCTCCTATCATTACGCGAGGATGTTGGTGTCTTTACTAATTCCGTTCTCATCACTAATACGCGCCTCTACATCCGATCCATTTGTGGGAAGCGGAGCAGCGTTACCCTCCGAATCCAGAAGCTCACAGTAAAAAATCGGAATAGAATCAGTATCATCAGTCACATGCTTGTACACGATAGCGGCCGCCAACTCCTCATTCGTATTAATACCGGTGTACTGTGGGTTGTCCGCATCATAAATCACATCGTCAGCAGCCAGCGTTACTGATCGGTTCGCCAGTGCCTTCCGCTCATATCCCGTTCCGTCACTATTCGTCACTTCATTAGTGATATCATTGAGCACAGCATGGGCCTTATTAAACGTATAGCCACTCGCCACCAGCAATACCCGAATATCATCGGATTCAAAATCGATATCGCACGTCCGCATTGCCAAAAACGCGGGGTTGTATGTTTTTCCTGTTACTGCCATAATTTAGCCCTCCTCTTTCTTCCGTGATTCCAATTCCTCAATCTGCTCGGTGTAGAAATCTACCTGGGCTTTCATCCCCTCTACATCACGCAGACGTTTCCCCTGCTTTTTGAGCAATTCGTTCTGCTCCTTAATATCGGCAAGGCTCTGTTTATGCCGCGCCAACTGCGCTTCGGCACGGCTCTTTGCCTGGTCCAAAATCCTGTTCACACTTTCATTCACTGTCATGTTCTTCATCGGTTGTCGCCTTTTTGGGTGTAAGATTTAGTAGTGGTTTAAATGCCTTAATTCCGGGGTAAGAAAGATGCGGCTTCATGTCTCGGTCTGATCCATCCCCAAACGGGAACGTTGGCAAATCCAGCTCTTTCTCCTTTTCATCCAGTTCGGCAAACTCTTTGCTGATCTCCATCATCTCCTTTTTCTCATTCTTAGAGAGGTTGTCGCCCTCCTTCTCTTTCCGCTCAAGCTTCACCAGTCGCTTATACATCTGCTTTGCGCGCTTGTTATGAGGCCGAAACGCATCCTCAATAGTCTGCTCCACCTCAAAAACCTCAAGGGCCAAATCCCCCTTCAGACCGGATAAGTCATTAGATGTATGGCGTTCAATGTAATTCAATATCGATATCTGCTGTTTGTAGGTGATTTTCATGATTAGAATCTTAAATTTTATGTTGTTCTGTAGATCTCATTTTATAAATTCAGGTATGAGAGTAAACACTATTCTGATAACGATACTGTGCATTTCCGCTATTCAAAATGTTGTAGCCCAAGGTGTTGTATATGAACAAAATGATATATCTGTTCACCTCTACCATATTATTGAGCCCGAACCTAAAAACTTTCATTATGCTACCGGTGGTGAATACACAAACGGCGAATATATATTTGGCGTCGCATACAGATTTATCAATACAGACTATATTGATCTTGGCGTTATCACTACTAAAAAACCCTTCCCAACACACGACTCCGTATTCACTAATTTCTTCGTAAAGTCCAAAATTGAACTTCAAAACATAACCATAGAGTATGCTCATATATCCAACGGTTTTGGGCTGCTTTATCAAATAAATCCCGGGTATGATCAACTTTCTGTTCATATCAATTTTTGATTTTAACTACCTATTCTTAAAAACCCATTACTATCCTGCCAAACATCATTACCTGATGGACTTGTCCTTAGTCCCGGGAGCTCAAATATGAGAGTACCACCTTCAACCTTCATTCTCATCATTAACTGATCAGCATTCGTATCACTATAAAACTCAAATCTCTGAGACATCAAGTGTAGAGTCCTGTCCATTCCACCGCCAGAATAGGCTGTAATATTTGGACTAATAATTTCGGCGAGAGAACTTTTATGATCTCCCCATGTAATCCCCCTATCCGTGGCAGGATCTGTGGTCGACATAGCAAACCCGACACCATTTTTATCAATCCTGAAATCATTCCCAGCATTCGTCAAAAAGAAATCACCACCGCCCATTCGTACAAGGTGTTTTACGCTGCTGCTTCCCGTGCGTTGTATTACTTCAAAACCATAATCGGAGCTGGCATCAACGGTGTCTTGTATGTGCAGCTGACCAACGTGCGTGCATCGTATATCGCCATTTGAAATTTCACTCTGTGAGAAAAATACACCCGCTCCCAGTGTACGGTGGGTACTCCATAATTGAGACGTAATATGCACGTGGCTCCCTGTCGTGCCGGATATTGTTTTTCTTATCCAACGCTCACCCAAATCCCATCCCGAAATATTCGCAGTAAGAACCCGTAAATCACTCGCCGTAATCTGCCCCTGATCAATAACCGTGGCGCCATTTTCACCAACAATACGTATATGACCCGCACTGATATCCGTTGCCCTCACACGGCCATAGGTACTGCCATCATCCAGGTCATCAATATCACCTATCGTCTGTGCCAGAAGGATATTACCGGAGCTTATGGATGTAGAAGACACCTTTGAGAAATTCGATCCATCGTCAATGTCATCCAGGTCGCCGACACCCTCACTCAGCCGGATCTTACCAGCGCTAATGGATGTGCTTAAAATTCGTCCATACTCTGTTCCATCATCAATATCATCCATATCGCCTGAGGCTTGCGATAAAAGCACCAATCCATCAGCCGTCAACTGAGCAGATTTCACCCGCTGCCAATCCACACCATCATCTATATCGTCCAGATCTCCAACAGATCCCTCCAAAAGCACCAATCCTTCTGCTGATAGATTCGCCTTATTTACTTTTCCTGAATTAGTGCCATCGTCAATATCATCCAGATTCCCTACAGAAGCACTCAACAAAACAAGACCGGCCTCGGTTAAAGATGAAGATGTCACTTTTGCAAAATCCTGACCATCATCAAGATCATCCAAATCACCAATAGCCTGTTCCAACAAGGGAATACCATCCTCATTCAACGAGTTGGCAGCCGCACGCTGAAAGGCAATACCGTCTTTCAGATCATCCATCGTGCCCTGTATCAAATCAAGAGCCGCCTCCAACACACCATCAACTACCTTCAACGAATCCCCGGCATAATCAAACCCCGGTACAACAATATCTTCAGCTTCTTCTTGTGAGGGCTCCCGCACAATATAACTCCCCTCCGGAGCCACAATAAGCTGCTCTTCAATCGCCAAATCCAGCTTTCCCGGTCCAGCATCGGCTGTGGGGGTTATGGGGATCGGGTCCTCCTCAAATTCAAGAGCAATCAGGTAATCATTTCCTTTTCGCACCTTTACGCTCAACTCAACAGGGATGGATGTGCGGAAACCGTCTAAACGGTCTGTAGTGAATCCAATCGCATTTTCTTTTGTACGCTCCCGGAAATCTTCGGCAGACTGTCCTCCACCGGAGGCTCCATCCGCTGCATCTGCCAAAATTCTGAATAGCTCGTCCTCTTCCGTCTCATACTTCAACTCCCAAATATTCGCATCCCATACCGCGCCATTCGCCGCCCAGCTTCCGCCAAGGAAAAACCATCGTTTTTGTTGGTAAGCAATAACCCTCGATCCGTCATACTTCTTAATTAGCTCCGCGCCAAGTCGTCGGTTCCCGCTTCGGCGCGTATTCATCCGCTCCCGCATCATCAGCTCTTCGAGAGAAAGGTTTTCCGTTTCGCCACGCAGACGAAACCCATCTCCCAAAATTCGGAACGTCCCCTGGGTGATATACCGAATCGCCCCCGGAGAAAACGGCGTCGGGCCCTGTCCAAAAATTACAGGGTCCATCTCATCCTTCACCGTGTAATTCCCTGCTCTCTCATAGCTGTAGGTAATCGATGCCGAATCCTCAACCGGATCACCACTTACCAGGCGAATATTCAAATCCTCAAACCGCACAGAAGAAACGGTATATCCGGCAACACTCGCCCAGCCAAATTCAACCTCAACACTCTCCACATCGGCAGGTACCGGACGCGTCTCCAAGCCCGAAACCGATCCCGTCAGCTCATCACCGATCGATGTAAACACAGGTATCGGTGTGATATGATCCGCCGCTCCGTCATCCCAACTGCGCGACTCATTATCCCAAATCAGATCCGTCGTACCTTCACGGATACCACGAATCCGAACGTGAGCAAAATCCCCGCTCTGTGGCGAATAATTCTCCGTAATCTGCACACGCGCAAACGCATCCACCACCAATCGGAACGTCCCGGCTTCATCAACCTCAACGCTTTCCGAGGTCCTGTCACTCTCCACCGTATGCTCAATAGCCCCGCCAAAAGGAAAACTACTGATTAGCGTTCGGTGATTATACGGGCTGATGATTCTCTTCAACGCACCCGAAACACGGTTGCGGGAATTTACCGTCAAGTACCCCGCATCATCATCCGCGCCGGGACGCTGCTCCACCGCCTGATCATCCTGTGGCTGGCCGTCACCAACAAACACGCCCTCACTATCATATTCAAACTCAATGGCATCGCCCCGTGCAATAGCCGGAAGCTGGTAGAAATTCCAATACCCCGCCGCCTGACGCATAATTAAATTAAAGCGCCGGCAAATGTTATCAATCACCTCACGGCAGGTCATCGCCGTATCATCCTCATCACCGCGACCATAATTCTTCAGGTGACGCCGATACAAAATAAACTCCTCCAGAAAATCCTTCTGCTGATCCACCGCCAAGTGCGTCAAATTCGTATAGGTACGAATCGGCCGATCAATTCCTGTCATCTCCAGGCATTCCGCCAATATACGGATAATAGGCTGCGGGGAGTTCGTATCATACATCGGGTAATCACTATCCAGCAGCGGCGTGTACTTACTGCCAATCTCTACAGGAATACCCACCTCCAACGACTCCTCCGGGTAGTCCAGAAAGTCCGATGTCACATTCGTATGCAGAATCTCAACATCATCAATATAGAAGATGATCTGAAACCGCGTCTCCGGACTATCGATAACATCATCAATCAGGTCCATGTCAGAAAGCTCCTTCATGATGATATTCACATCCACTTCACCGCCCCGGATTGGATCAGCATACGGATCGCGGAAATCAAGCTCATCATAATGAATCTGGAAAAACCGATCCGTAGAGCGCCGCTCAATCGGACTACCCTCATACTCGCTATCCAACAAATCCGCACGGTAGTGCACCTCTGCACCCGCAACCGACTCTATATGTGTAATGCTATAGCGTACACTCATCGGTTTTTCCTCTCCATCAATTCAACAATTTCCTCAACGACTGTACGAGTTCCGATCTGCAGCTGTATCGGCAGGTAGCTTTTGCCGCCACCCATATTCGAACCGCCACCGCCACCGGCAACCGCAGGCGCAAGATTACTGAAATCCTGCATCGCAAGAATATCATCGTTCGGATTCAGGTGCACCAAAGAGCCGTCACTTCTAATTAAGGCATCATTTACGCGGGTTTCCTGTGCAGCCTGCTGGCGTTCATTACCACGCTGTTGAATAGATGATCTTGCATATGTAGTTGCAGCCATAAGTGCCGCTGATGCCGCCAACATTCCCGCCCCTGCCGCTTGCATACCGGGAATAAATACCAACAGTCCACCAATGGCCGCTCCAAGCCTTGCCAGTGATTCAGCAAAATCAACCACCACAAGCATAATCTTCTCAAACGTCGTCTGCCATTGATTTTCTGCACCCGCAAGAGATTGCCCCAACGCCTGACCAAACGATAACACCGCTTGCGTAAGCTCCTGAGCAAGAAACCGCTGAAAATCCGTTCCCATCTCCTTCATGGCATTTGTGAACTTTCCCCAACGCGACTGCATCCCGTCAATCGTACCCTCAATAAAATCTCTCGCACTGCTAAAGGCGGTTTTAACAGGTTCAAAGTTCGGCGGGTCAATATTCATCGAGGCCGAAAACATCTCTCCATCCAAACCAACACTATCAATACTTTCACGAACCTCATCAACGGCTGATCGCAAGCCCAAAAAACGCAGGGTAGAATCCCACGCACTTTGCCCCAATCCCCGTAATTTATTCATCAGGTTCTCTGCTGACTCACTCAATGATGTCTTACTATCATACAGATCATCAAACGTGCGTTGTGCATTCAGCATCTCAAAACGGGCCTTAGCCGAAGCCTGACTCATCTTCGTAAAATTCTTATCACTCAAAAGTCCGATTGCGTTCATCGCCTTGGCAATCTCCACTCCACCACGCGATACACCATGCACCGCCTTGGCCCAAATCAACTGAAACTCCGCCATCGATACTTCCCAGTTTTCAACCAAATTCTGAGCAACCACTGCAACGGATGCAATAACAGAAACAATACCGCCAATGGCCGCCGCAACTTTTCCAAAAACAACCAATGATGAGGCTTTTACAGCCACAACTTTCCGAAATACACCGATCAATGTACCGGCTAAACCTACAAGTTTACCAACACCCCAAACCACGGGAGCAATAGCCGCTGCAAGAGCAACATATTTCAATACATTTTTCTGCACCTCGGTATCCAGCTCCGCAAATCGGCTCGTAAGCGTGCCGACTGATTCAATCATCGTCTCCAAAAGTGGTAAAAGCTCTTCACGAACCAACGGAAGCAGATCCATCGCAATCTCACGGCCCAAACCCGCAAACCGTTCTTGCAATTGCGCCATCTCCTGCCGAAACTGATTGGCGGCACGCAGCGCCTCACCACTCATAAACCCTTCAAGATTCTGCGCATCATCCCGTAAGCGCTGTATCTCTCTGCCGGTAAGCCCAAGAACAGGAGCGATATGCTGCCATCTTCGGCCAAACAGATCACCCGCAAGCCCGGCACGCTCCAGCCCCGGCTCCATTTCAGATAGTCGGGCAATCGCTTCGGTCATCACTTCATCAGTGTCACGAAGCTCTCCGTTTGCATCTTTAAAATTAACACCAAGCTTTTCGGCGGCTTCGTGCGCCGCGCCGGACTCATCCGATATCCCGCGTATTCTACGGCCAAGCCCTTCAACCGCATTACTCATCGCATCAGTCTCCACACCCGCAGCCCTGGCAACATTTCGCCACTCCTGCAGTGCCCTGGTATTCATTCCGGTAATCTGCTCAAGATCAAGAAGCTGATCAGCATACTCCCCGGTACGTTTTTGAAGTGCAACAATTCCCGTTGCGGCACCGGCAATCACACCGGTAATACGCATCCATCGTCGGCCCGTTCGCTCCAAATTACGGCCTGTTCGCTTAAACGTTCGTTCGGTGTTACGCAGCGATCTTTGCCACCGCTTCGTGGCATTATCCATCCGCTCAAGCTGCCGTCCAAACTCGGCAGAATTGATCGACATATTAATACGTGCTGCACCTACCGCCGCTTTGGCCATTATATACGTCCTCGTTTCTTTGCTCGTTCAAAAAGTTCGTTCGATGCTTTCCGGTTCTCCTCAATCCTTTTCGGATCATTCGGGTCAGGGTCCATCGAAAGGGGCATCATATCAGAATGCTTCTGTATTTTATTATTGGCTAAGGCATTGTGAACCGTTACTGCAATATGGCGGTTGATATACAACAGCCTGTCCTGCTCTTCACGGTTCACTTTACGAGCGCGCAGCCATCCAAAATACATCCGCAAGTAATCATCAGGCCCCATCAGGTTCCAGAACTCATGAGGTTTAACCCCCATGAATCCATACGCTACCCGCTGGACGCCTTCCCAGTCCCATCCGGGGCCGTCTCCTTTCCCGGAGAGCCTTCGGCAACCTCTTTCTGTATATCCACTTCGGCATCATCAATCCCATAAATCTCATTAATCACACCAATCACTTTTTTGGCAACTGTTACGTAATCAGAAAGTTTTAATGGAATCATTTCCGCAACCTGGTCAATTGTTTTACCTGTATTTAGGTGGAGCATACCGCCCCAAATAATTGTAGCCAGGCCGTCAAGGCTCAGCGGCGCCATCGTTCCGTGCTTCTCAATCTTCTCCATAATGTGCATCATAGAGTAGCCGAGCTCACGATCAATGTGCCGAACAGCCTTATTCGTGAATTTCAGCTTAATCGTATCACCGCCAAGATTAATCTTTCGTTCAACCATTACTCTGTGATTTCTTCAAAGTCATAAGGGCCTACGGTCACCAGGTCGCAAGTAATCTCGATGTTTTCACGATCGGGAAACCCACCACTCCAGTTTTCAATCCGCGCTGCTTCGGCTTTAAATTCAAAATCTCCAACCTCCTCGGTGGAAATCTTCGCCTCTTTATGCTCCTTCGCCTTATGATCATCCCATAAATCAAGAGGGTCCAATGTCGCATTCTCATCAAACAGCAACGTTAGGCTGATACTCCCTTCAAAACGAGTACCTTCCGATTGGTTATGGTCGCCGCTTGTTTTATGATTCGTCTCACGGCTGTTCAGCTGTGATTGCAAATCCGTATTGGTTTGTGCCGTAACGGCCTCGCCGCCCCAGTAAAACAGATACTTTTCTCCTGCCTTAATACCCATGGTTTAGTCCTCGTCTTTTTTAGATTTAGAGCTCTTCTTCGAGCCTTTTTTCTTCGTTGAACCCGATGTGGATTCATTAATTTCTGATGTCTTTTGGAGTGTATCTTTATTCGATTCACTACCCACCACAACAGCAATACCGGCATCCGCCAGCTCCTTCGCCTTCTCACGCGAAACGTGTCCGCGAAGGCCCTTCTTAATCACTCGGCCGCTGGGTCGCTCATATTTCTTTATATATTCTACTTCAGGCATCCTATTCCCCGTTTAGTTTAAGTTTACTCGTAACATAAAATCGTTTACCGCCTTATATCGCTCATTGCCCTGGTCAAAAGTGCCGTTGTACGACTCCCACCAGGCACGCGATACTTCCAGTCCGCCATACATGCCCGTTTTGTTATCAAAAGCGGCACGGCACAAAAGACCGTCCGCTGATGCTGTAGCACGGGTTGATGCATACGTATCAATCTGAACCCGAACCGTAACCGTAACCGCCGCTCGTTGCTTCAACTGTACCGGATCTTCATGGATAATGTGATATACCAGATACCGCTTTGCAGATTGCCTCGTAATTCTATCCGGCTCCATATCATCACCAAATACATCCACCAACGGTTGATACGCCTCCAGCATCGCATTCACTACATTCTCAATCGGTATGGTGTTGGTATATTCACTCATCGGTTCATCAGCTTATCAGCTTCTTCCACGGTACGATCAACCATCTCCGTACGCGTCGTATCAACAGCCTTGGTTCGTGATTTCTCCCATCCCCGGCGAATTGCAGGTTGCGGCTCAATCCGTCCGCGCTCCTGCCCGTCCTTCGTGCGGCGTTCATCCGTACCAAACTCAAACAAGTGACTTTCAGAAAACGTATTCTGTACACCTTTATACCGTGCACCAACAAACGTACCCGCATCATGCCGCCGATCCCGCTGTGTTTCTGTACCAATAGATTTCGCATACCGCGTTTTCCCACTTTCACTCAGTGCAGATGATGGAATCTTTTTTACCTCCTCACGAATCGCCAAAACAACCACACGAGAACCTTTCCGAAGCGCACCCCGCTTAATCTTCCGTTGATTCCTCTCCGGAAGTCGCTCCATCATCCTCTGGATGCGATCAAGGCCTTCAACCTCAAATTTCACTCGTTCATTTGGCATGATTCCACCTATTACTTAATACTCACTACCTACTACTTAATACCTAATACCAACTACTAAACCACCGGCCACACAATCGCAACAATCACAATCACCGCGCCGGTAACAACAACCTTCACCACTTCAACCACGCGGCGAATCAAAACTGTAGTACCTTCATCAACTGATCCAAAATCCCCAGCGCCTTGCCGGCATACAGAACGCCAACAATAATCCCAAGTCGAACCAGTGTTGCGCCAATTGCCGTTACGTCCAAATCCCCATCCTCATCGCGGACCGTAATCCAGCTTCCGCCATCGCCCGTTAAGGCACGTTTAATTGCTTTCTTCATAGGTGGCTCCTTTTTTCGATTTAAAATTACCTTTGCTGCCTCCCGGCCCGTCTGCACCTTACGGCCAAACGGTAAAAACACCGTGCCGATATCCAGCACACTGCCGGCAATACGTCCGGCTCGGTTCTCTCCACGGATAAACGCCGTCAGCCTGTCGCCAAACGTGCGGCTTTTATCCAGGGCCATAGAGAACTCCCCCGAGATGGCCTCAAACTCCCGCTCGGGCACGCCCTCAATAAACCCTTTACCGTCAATATCTTTGTGTTTGTACTGCATCAATCCGTCCTCGTCTGTGCAGCGCGGTCCAACTTCTGATCCAATCGATCAAACCGCTCCTCAATATTCATTTCCAGCCGTTCAATACGATCATTCACCATATAATCAAGCCGCTCACGGTTTATATAATTATCGCGAACATCATTACGGAACTGCTCATGCACATATACACGATCCTGCATCTGCTTAAGCTCACTCTGCATATACACAAACCCACTCACAACCACGGTAATCATCATCACCGCATTAATAATCGTCCCCACCGTCACCTTTTTTTCAACCTCAAAAGCCATATCAATACACCCAGGTTACCTGTTCATCTTTATTGCTATCCATATCCGCATGGATAAAGCCTTCATGAATCCCAATCCGTGTAAACCCCGCCTTTATCAAACCCTCTATAATCCGAAACCGCGATCGGCTGTTCTGAGCCTTCAAGTCAACCGCAACGCCTTTCGTATGAGAGCTCGATCCGTCACGGCCCCGGCTCTCCTCATGTTCCACCGTTCGGTACGCACTGTTGATAATAAAAGGCACACCGGCATGGAATCGAGCAACATCCAGTGCATGCAAAAACACAGGATCCATATCCTTCATCTTACACCCCGGCGTAGCCGCCCTAAAATCCCGCTCCGTGAAATATTGATACTTACTCATTGTATTTGCCCTGTGTCCATGTTCCATAAAGCAAAAGACCCCGCCGCCGCTGAATCTCCTGCATTCTGTCTATATCAAAAAGCCGTCCGCGATACTCCACCACACACATCTCATCTACATCCTCACGGTAATGGATCTTAAATTTCTTACTGCTCCGTGCAGTCTTTTTATCGCTTTGAAATAACTCATTGCCGCTTTCGTCAACAATTTGCGCCCACTCTTCAGGCGGTTCAAGATCAACCAGCTCCTGCACGTTCTGCCCCGTGTCCGCATCGCGGTTAAACTCAGGACGCTTAAGCCGTATCATCCGGTCCATGTTTCCGCTTTCCATCAGCCCACCCTCATTCCTTTAGGTGTACCCTTCAGCAAAAAGGCCATCTCCTTTGCCATCTCCTGCACGCTGATGTTGCCCGTGTAACTAATCAAGCGACTTTCACGCTGCATGTAATACGTGCCGATGGTATTCTTCAACCACAGCTTCGTATCTTCGGGTACATCGGCATGGGTATCACCATAGCCCGCTTTATACGTCACCTTTACGGGATACGGATCAAGCTCATTCAGCTCGGGGAACTCATACTCATTATCAAAAGCCACACGCCCCGGCATCCGCTCAAATTTGAACGTGCTGTAATCCGATTCAGGAATCAGTTGCGTGTCTCCGTCCTCATCTACATACTCTACCTTATCAACCGATAGAAACGGCGGACGCGCAAGCTCCATCATCCGCCTAAACTCAGCGAAATCCCACCGTAAAGTTGCTGTAATAAGCTGAACCTTATACCGCTCCTGGAACGCAATGGTGGCCGCGCCAATCATCGCCTCCAGCGTAGAATCCTCCACGGTATAACTACCCGGGCTCGATCCCCCGAGCCTGATATGACTCTTAAGCTCAGTCAAACCAACCGGATAGTTCTCAGCGTTATTTACAACCGTCAATGGCATGGGTTATCCCGCTAAATATTCTGCGATTTCCTTTTCAGCAGCATCGCCAATGCCCTTCACCTTCGTCAGGTCTTTAGCTTCTTCTACATCGGCAACCGTCTCCAGTCCACCGGCAATCAGCTGCTTACGGTAGGGAATGTCTTGCGGTAAGGTTTTTTTCGGATCTCTACCACAATTCATCTCTTTCAACTTCTCAGCAATCGATGGCGATACCTTAACCGTTTCACCTGCATTGTATGCATACCCTTTTGGGCTTCGGCTGATGTATATATCAACTCGTTTATCCTTTTTGTTTTTACTCATGGCTCAATCGTTAAATGGTTAAAATGAAGCCCCGGCTCTATCACCGGGGCTATAGATTATTGTGCGTCGATGTCTTTGATCGCCGCAAACGACTCTGGTCGTCTCACTGCAGTATCAACATAAACATGCACTACCATCTCGGTTTCGGCTGTTTTCGCCTTGGTGTATGGGTTCACCATCAGCTCAATACCGCTCCACATTCCAACCCAAAGATCATTCCAGTTCCCGTAAATAAGGGCTGAAAGATTATCCTCGTTGGTACCCTTTGTCAGATCATCAGGAACAATATTCCCAACGCCAATTCGGGCATCCTCGGCCATCAGCTTATCCCAAATAAAGATTCCGGAACCTTCATCGATCTTACTCAATCGCGCCTGGGCTTTCACCTTCGGGGTAGTCGCATACCCAAGCGTACCCATATCGGCGTTATTCACCTGGATAAGTTTCTCAAGATTTACCCAGTCATCCCATGCCTGCGCAGCTCCATCAGCATTAGCACTATTATCCTCTGCACCACCGGCAAATGCACTAAGAATGCCGGATGTATTCAACAGTCCTTCTGGCTCTCCGTCTGCACCGGACCCATTAATAGCCGCCTTTTCAATTCCTACCTGTGTACCGGTAAGAATATCATTCACAAGCGCCTGCTCGATTTCGGGGGATGATTGAATCAACCACTGATTCGACACATCCATATATCCCGTTCCGCGTTTTGGGGAAAGCGTCTTGCCATCATAATCCGCACTGGACTTCCCTGCCTCTGCATTTTCAGTGGCAGCCCAACCAAACACAAACCCTTCGGTCTGTCTGTTCAGCGGAATATTACCTACAAGTCCCGATGCAAAACGTGCACCAAGCTGGGTAAGCATCAACCGCTCTCTAAGCAGAGAAACAAAATCAATACTCTCCGTTTCAATGGTTCGTTGCCCCTGCGTTCCGGCCGTAACCTTATTCTTTGGGGTTCCGGTACGCTGTAACTTCACATTACGCAGTACCTTCTGTGGAATTACAAGAGATTTACGGTTAGATATTTCAACACCAGCCTCTTTGGCTTCGCGAATACCTTCTTCACGCATCTCTTTTACAAAACCTTCATAGTTCCCGTCAACGGCCTGAGCCACCGCTTCCATAAAACTAAAGTTCTGCAACTCCTTCTCTTCACCGGTTGGCTCATCACTATTCCCCAAAAAGCCCGGATTAGAAATACTTCCATTCAATGGCTGATCGCCATGCTTTTTCTCATTCTCAATTTGAGTATTGAGCATGTTAACCTCGCCCTCAACTCGTTCAATCTTATTGTCAATCTCTGTAATCTCGTTTTTGAGATTATCGTACGTGGTTTCTTCTTCGTCGCTCAACTCATCCTTATTACTAAGGGCCCGCAAATCCTCAAATTTAGATGCGCGCTCATTAGTGAACCCGTTCAGCTTTTTCCGAAGATCACCACGATCTTCATTAAGTTGCTTCAGCTTGTTCATCTTCCTATCCTCGTTTTTGTTCTAATTCAAAGAGGTCTAAATCCTCTTTATGATTGTTACTTCGGCCTCGCGCATCGGCGGAACCCGAATTTCTTTTTAATACTACTTTCTCATCACCACTCAATTCGTTCTCATCAACCCCAAAAATCTTTGCAATATGTTTTGCAGTTAATTGAGCGCTCCTTTCTATATCAGATTCGCGCGATCCACCATCACCGGAATCTGCAAAATCACTAAAATCAGTGTTCAGCTTCCTAATATTCCGCATCCTGCTCTCCCGCTCCTCACTATCCATATGATCGGTATCCTCATCCTTCTCATCGGCGGGATCATAAATCTCATCAATAAAACCAAACTCCAGGGCATCCTCCGCGCTGATCCATCGGCCATACCCGCCACCATCATCCATCAGGTCGGCAATATCATTTTCACTGACCGATGCACGCTCGGCAAAAAAGCCAATCAACCGCTCATCAATCACATCCATATCTTGCGTCATCTCCGCCGTCGTATTCTGGTTGATGTAACCCATCACCCCAAACATTACCCGGTGCATCAGATAAAAAGCATTCTTACTCATCCGCCGCTTTCCGTCCGATCCCGCCTGACCAATCACCGTAGCCGCACTCGCACTAAATCCCTGGATATTCGTAATCACCTCAGCCCGCTTGCTCTGCAGCATATCCGCAATCACAAGCCCGTCATTCAAATCACCGCCGGGGCTATTCACATTCACAATAATCTTGTCAGCGGTAATCTCGCGGAGCGTATTCTTAATATTCTCCGCCGTATTCGGGCTCTTCTCTCCGGTCATCCACTCGCGGATAATATCGCGGCCAATAAAGCCGTCAACATCAATCACCGCCGTAGAGCCATCATCCTGCAGCACATAATTCACCACAGCGGGTTTCGTAAGCTCCATGTATGTTTGCTCGTCAAGTCCGTTAAACGGTTTTATGTAATTTCGTCGGTTCATATCAATCCCGTTGAATATTAATTTCCATGTTCTGTGGTGTCGCCCAGTTCTCCGGGTTCCCCTGGTTCAGGTCCTCCAGCTCGCGGATCTCCTTCGGCTCCATCCATCCCGGAGCATTCTTACCAAGAGCAATACTGTACGCCTCGTAGCGATCCTTAATATTCGCCCGTCGCAACCCATCCAGGTTATATTTGTAGAAATACTCATCCTTCTCGCTCTCCTTCAGTAGCTTATCATTATTGGCCTGCTCCAGGTTGATGGTAAGCGGCATTACACCATCCTGCACATAATCAATATTCTGCTCCTCAATGTTGTTAAACGTGCTTCTGTCCATCTCCATCAGTTTATGGAGCGGAACCCCTAAAATCCGCGCAACATCCGCCAGCGTAAACTTCTTATTGGCAATCAGCTTCTCAATCTGGAAAGCCATCTCAAACTGGGTAAACTTCATCCCCTCTTCCATCATCAAAATATTATGCCAGCTGTCCGGCCCATCCTGGTACTGCTTCCGAAAACTTTTTCTAAACTCCTCCAGCTCCTCCTTGGCCTCATCATCGGTAGATCCCATAATGCCGGCCCACTCCTCGCCAAGCTCAATCATACCACCGGCATGCATACCCTTACCAAAACTCGAAGCCTCCATCTTCTGCGCGGCAAGGCCAATACCAATACTCTCCGCCATATACTGTATCGGTTTAATGCCCTTCACACCATTCAGGCTCAACCCATACACATGCATAATCTCATTATCCTTATACACCTCGCCGCCAACGCGAAAATACTTACGGCCATTCTTCACAAACGGATCGCAGCACCACGGCATAATCGGCACAATACTCACCGGCTCATAAAAACGGTTGCGGCGTATATGTGCATAGAAATTCCCCCACAACAGCAGATGCGTAATCGCCATAAAATGATACTGAAAGGAGTTCTGCACCCGATTCGGTTTCGTATAGATAAGCCTGTGCCCGGGATGCTCATGCGCAACCCTCCGATCGCGATTCTCGTCACCCGAACTCCGCTGGAAAAGATGTTTCGGAAGTCCGGCAATAGCGCCGCCAAGAAGCGTAATGCCACGGAAAATTCCCGTATGCATCAGCGCACGCTTTTCATTCACCTCAATACCACTATCATTCGTATAGCCGCCAAACATACCCACGGCGTCGTGGTCCTTAAGACTCACCCGTTTCGATCCGGTATAATTCGATATGTGCGAGAGTTGGATCATCCACTCACACATTATCTGATATACCGATCTATATCAATGCAACACCCCTAACATTAAACACACATACCCACTCGGGGTGATGAACGTCGTTATTAGTCCCGACGGTTCCAAATACTCACATCAAAATCCGTAAACTTGGTATGTGGTTCAAATCTCCTAAAAAAACAAGTCTCCTCATGGCTTACTATATACTCCTTTCGTAATTTTCCACCCCTTTCAACAGGTGTATTACCACAAAACGGACAACTCATAATATCTTTATTTTTCTCATCCGGTACTTTTTCCTCTAAATCTACCATTTGATCATTCATTATTGTCTCCATTTTTATGTTCCGTAAAACAAATCGTAGATACCGATGTAACATCAAACTTCGCTATTTTATGAAGCTCCGCAGAATCCTTCTCTGCATCGGATATATCCATCTCTTTTAAAGATTGTTCAATCTTTTCCATCTGAGATTTAAAAGCATCAAACTTCAGCTTTTGATTCGAAAAGAAGTCTGTTTTAAGTTTTCCAATAACTTTAGGCATAGAGCAACTCCCATACCTTTTTTAATTGATCCTCATTCAGTCCGCTGAAATCAAAATACACCTTATCACAGCTTTGCATCTTGCAGTTCCCAACATCTTCGTTAGAGTTAATGGAATGAAGTTTATCCATTAACTCCGTGACAAACATCTGAGAAATAAACGGAACCTCCACACCGTCAACATCAACCAAACCTTCGGTTATAACCTTCTCACTGTTTTGGTATATCTCCTTAAACTGTTCCATGTTATCCTTCGAATCAAACGTCACAAACCCCGAAATATCCCGGCGGCCGGGTACAGTAGTATCAGTGTCAACCTTAATAAATTCCACATTCAACGAGAACTTTGCACAATCGGTTAAATCAATCATTATAGTATCATTTTTATATTTAAATTAACTAATCAATCAACAATAATCTAAGCGTCAACCAACCCCTCAATCGGGCTTTTTACCTCTTCCTTCCCCAGCACATGGGTGTACTTCTGAGTCGTTCGCACATTCTTATGCCCCAAAAGCTCCTGCACAGTACGGATATCATACCCGTTCTTTAGCAGCTGAGTAGCAAAAGAGTGGCGAAACGTATGCGTGCCCACCTTCTTTTGAATACCCGAAGCCCTCACCGCCCGTTTCAACGCCTTCTGCACCGTAGACGGCGAAATATGATACCGCTTGCCCTTCGAAATGTTGGCAGACGGAAACAGATACTGCCAACCAACTTGTGATGAAATATTCGGATACTTCTTTCTAAGCCCCTTGGGAATCGGTGCCTCGCCATATCCCATCTCTTTATCCCGCTGATTAATCTTCGTCGATCGAATCACCTGGTTAGTCAGCGCCTTCTTTAATTCAGCCGGCAAAAGCGTCGTGCGATCCTTCAAACCCTTCGCATTCCGTACATATATCTGCTGATTCTCAAAATCCACATCATTAATACGAAGCCTCACCACCTCCGAAATCCGCATCCCCGAGCCATATTGAAGGAAACAGATCAGCTTCGCCTTACCACTCATACGAATCAAAATAGATCGAACCTCACGCGGCGAAAGAACATCCGGTAGATGCTGCGATTTCTTCGCTCGCTTCAACCCATCCAGTCCCCGCATATCCTTATCCAGGATATCATACAAAAACTTCACCGCACAAAGCGCCTGGTTATGAGTCGATCCCGAAACACCCCGCTCCTCCGCAAGGTAATTCAGAAAATCCACCACCTCACCCTTACCAAACGAATCCAAATCCACATCAGAATGATACCTGAAAAAATCCCTGACCCAATTCACATAACTCCTCTCCGTGCGTGACGCATAATTGCGCCGCCGAATCTCCGTCCTCATCCTCTTAATCGTATCTCGTTTATTCATATCTCATAGATTTAATTACCCTTCACCTGTATGAACCACGCCAATCGGATTCCTTACAGTTTTTGTTCTTATCATGATCCTGCTAATTATATGTTA